CAAGATATTGTTGGGCAAGATTATTATACGCAGCGACAAATCCCTGAAGATTTTCATCATCAGCGTATTGCTGGTAAAGATAACTTGGGATTATTGTTGTCAGCATCATTAACCCTGAGTAATGACTACTTGAGCATTAGACGTTTCAAAATAACTTTCAGGATCGCCATAATACAAACCTGTACCCGATTCAGGCGAAACTTCATACCCGTTAATTTCTACCGTAAACACCATCCGAGATAGCAATGTCGGAGGAATAATCCCCGCAATCGCAATTTGGAATACGTTTTGCAATTCAAACAAGTTAATCGGCTGACCTACATAAATACTATTAATGTAATTAACAATTGCTGGCTGGCCCAGCTGCGCGACCGCAGTAGGCGAAACATAGTTTGTTGATGTCGTATTCCATACCAATGAAATATTGACGGTTTGAACGGGTGGATTCACAAAAGTAATATTGTACGAATCGGGATAGTCATTAATCGAAACCGTCACATTTCGTAAGTTTGGCGTAACTACGCCGCCGCTTGTCCATGTTCCCTGTGAAACACTATCGAAACCGGTGTAACCCTGAACCGTAACCGTTCCGGGGTTTGTCACTAATGGATAAGTGAAAGTATTCGCGCCGGTACGAGTAAACGTGTATGAGCCGTTATAAGCTGTCGGTGTTACTCCATAAATCGTGCCGGATGATGTACCAGTGGGCAAACCATGAGGGCTGGCGGTTGTGACCGTAACGACACCCGTTGCCCAAGTCATTGAGGATATTTGGCAATTTAAGCTGAAAGTGTTTTCACTTAAAACAATCGCCACAAAATTATTGCCATTGACGTTGGACATACCGGTTTCGCCGGTAATCTGAACCACTTGACCCGTAGCGAAGCCATGATTAAGCGTTGTCGTAACTACCGCAGGGTATGCGTTGGTAATACCAGCCACACCCATCGTTGAGCCAACCAAATTGGCAATATCAAATAATCCGGTAAAAATGGCATTTCCCACTTGGTAGGGATCGCCACCGCCACAAATCACTTCCCAATAACTTCCTTGTTGACGCACTGCACAAAGTCGAGCCTGTACGCCGGGAACCTTTTGCAATTGGGTTTTCAAAAACGTCGGCATTCCTTGAGCGACCGCCAAACCAGCCTGAATAACTTGAGCCTGATAATCTTCTAATGGTTGCGCCGTAGCTCCGGGTAAACCCGCAGTTTGGTTGGTACAAGTTAAAGTTACGCCAGTAGGAACGGAAGTAACGATTTGAGTAACTGTACCTATCGGAACCGCCCATGATCCAGCTGTATTTGCCAAACAATAAAGCGCGACGCTTTGACCGCTGGTTGGAATAATTTCACCATCTTGCACTGTGTATTGGTAATTACCATCACTGACAATAAAACCGACCGGAATTACAAAACCGGGAGAACCCAAAAAAGTAACGTAAACAGAAGTATTTGAGCCAACGCCTTGTTGAACGCCATAAATCTGCCCCAGCTGATTCAAAATAAACGAGTTGGCAGTGTAAGGAGTAATACTATTGAAAAGCTCTACGCGAGCCGAATCAATCAGCGCCAATGCACCTACATCGGTTGAGCTAATATCCTCTATCAATGACCCGGGCAAATTAGCCGTATAGCCCGGATTGCTGGCAGCAACCAAGGAAATAAGTTCTTGTTGCAGCGTGGTTGGAGGAGTCGGCTGCAAGCCTGTCGAATTAACGTCCGTCGTAATGGTCATACTGCCACCTGTTGTTGGATTTTCGTGCCTTGGGTCGTAACGATATTAACATCGTAGGTCGGAGTTGTTGACTGTTGTTTTGTAATTTGCAAACTAGCAAAAAACGGTGAGAATTGTTGTTGCGTCGTCATTACATAAAAGTCAGGGAATACTTGTTGAATAACCGAACGCTGCGCCGGAATTCCGTAATTAGCATAAAAAGGTGATTCACCAAGGCTTAGTTTTAAGCATTGGATTAAAGTTGTGGCGTAACCGTATTCGAAATTTCCGTTTGAATCGGATTGGATTTCTACCCAAAACGTAGAACCATCAGAATTTGTTACTCTGCCATATGTCCTAGCCATTTTTTACCTCGGCAAACGGATGAAATTTTGATTGTGCTTCGCAATATGCGGCATATGCTAATTCAGGCGTTTTATAAATACCAAGATATTTTTTTATTTTTTTTATGCAAATCCATGCAACCCATTTTTTTGATGTTGCATGAAAACTGACACCTTTATAACCACTGGTATTGTTTTTTTGCGGGCCACGATTTTGCAAATTTTCACTAAGTGTGGCTACTCTTAAATTAGATAATTTATTGTCCAATCTATTTCCATTAATATGGTCAATAGTAGTATTAGGTAAAAAACCATAAATATATAACCAAACCAATCTATGAGCGCGATAGGTGCAATTATTAATTGAAATTAAGTGATAGCCTTGATCGTTGATCCAACCGGGGTTTTTACCTGTTTTTAAATTAAAAAAACAACCTGTTTCAGCGTCATAAGACAAATAGTTTTTTAATTCTTGTTGTGTGATTCTCACAATTATTCCTTTATTCCGGTCCAGTTGTTGTGCCACCGCCCGGCTGTACACCACCATGAACGTGACTATCAAGCGAAATACTTCCGGCTGTAACGTCATTGGTAACGTGAACGGGACCAATAAGGTTAACGCCAGTACCACCGCCCGTTCCGGTTGTTTGACTGACAGGACCGTTTAATTCTATCGCGCCATTAAGCGCAATCAAAGGTGAAGTAATTGAAACTTCACTAGAATTCATCGTAATAGTTGAATTTCCAACATTCGCTGTAATTCCTGTCGGTGTCAGTGTTACCACCGCACCGCTATTGGTATCCCGAATAACAACACCATTCGGTCCATAAATTGTCACCGCATCAGGATCAACCGATGACCAATTTTTATTACCAATCGGGAAAAATACTAATGATGTCAAATTGCCGGGATTGCTGAAATCAGCTTTACCCGTTCCCAATCCTGACGCACCGCGCAAGCTCACGCTGGCAGCAAAGCAAACCCCCAAATCGCCCACTTGTATTGGATACCTAATGTATTCAGGCCCAAATAATGGGACGGTAACTTGTGGCAACGTAATAGTGGACGGAGTAATCAAATCAAAAGCTACGGTCACAATCGGGCCGTTCACCTCGACAACGTGACAAGGCCATGATTGACCAGCTGCTTGCAATGCGTCATAAATCTTTCGATCAGTGAAAGTATTGATTGACTGTGCAAACGGGATTTTTTGGTCAATATTATCCATTGCTATGCCGTCGGTAATGTATAGGCTTGCACAACCGTTACCCAGCTATTTGCATCGGCTTGCCTAAACAAACCAATGTGACGCACCATTTGAATATTGAACACGCCTTGAAAGTCCGATACGTTTCGATATTGGGATTGTGATTGCGCTGTAGTAAGAATCAACCCAAGCGTTGATGACAATTCAGGCATTTTAATTTGACCGCCTACTTTCAGATCAAAGCGCATGACTGTTTTGAATGTCAATGTTTGCGGTCCAATCCAAGTTGGTTGTCCAATCAAATCAGTAAATTCAATTTGTATTGGTTCAGCAGTTGCCGGAACGGTATAGTCAAAAACATTGATGACATTGTTTTCGTAGGAAAGCTGAATGCCGGGATAATTGGGATTATTGATAATGCTTAGACTTCGTGTATTCAAAAACTTTGCAAAATCAGTCAAAGTAAAATTTTGAGCCACAATTGTTTCGGGAGCAACCAAGTTTTCGCTGACGTTGACATTGATTTCCGAAACATTTGGAAACACACTTTGCAAAGTATTTTTAATTGCCACCGAAAATTGAGTGCCGGATTCGCAAGTAAAACTAAAATTGTAAGGGTCTTGTCTGCTACCAGCTGGTTGCAGCATGATGAAATCAAGCGTTTGGGAAGTTCCTTGCCAATTGCCAAATGCTTGTTGAATTCTCGATTTCATCAAGATTCCGTACTGACTTGGCACAGCTAATGGCAATCCTTTAGCCATTCCGCCTGAAATCTCAATATTGCAATACGTTTTTCCATCAGGGCTTGGGTTGAAGTTTGCCGCCTGTGCCATCAAAGGCAGTCCAACCCCATAGACACGCAAAAAAGCGCCGCCTAACGGAGAATTGTAAACCGATATGGGTAAATCCCATTCCACATTTAACGCGCCGGGAATGGTCAATAATCCAGCAGAATCTGCTGTGCTGGTGAATGTTCCGTTGAATAAAGTACCGCCGTTAAACCCGCTTATTTCCTTTGGATTGCCATCTTGGTCGGTAATTTTGATTTCATAACGACGCATCAAATCACCTGAAATTGTTGTGTCGGTGCGCGATAAACTAGCTGTGTCGTAAAGTAACCGGCAGTCAATGAAATGTTGTAATTCAATGGCGAGCCAATCAAAGGCAACGCTACAATCAGTTTGTTATTCAAATTGTAAATATTGACGTAATATCGTTGTCCGTAAATATTCCAATTCACAATGACGTTATAAACCGATCCATCAAATGTCGCTTGAAAACGAAAATTTGAATTGTTGGTAGGTACAAATTGAATGACATTATTTACTACAGCAGTCGAGCTTTGATTTGTGCTATAGCTCGATGCAGCGCCCTGAGTATTAATCAACCCGCCCAATAACGGCGAAGTAACCGAATTGGGGTTATTGATCGTACTGCTTAAACTACTCCATAAATCGCTCATACGGGTGTTCCATTATTGAACGCCGACATCAATGCACCAAGCGTATTTTGTGGACCTTGAGATACCAAGGGCTGTATGAAATCAAATTGCCAAGCATTTTGTGGCTGCTGGCTGTCAGGCCGGGATACATCAATCAAGTTTGCCAAAATACAATTCAGGTAAACGTAAGATGGTGTCGCAACGATATATGTGCCGCCAGCTTGATTATGCAAATCAAGAGCGTATTTCAATGCTGTAAACGTAATCATCTTTGACACATACCCGCCATTTTTGTTTGCAGGGCAATTCATCAGCATAGATATTTTCAATGGTTTGGCAATGATCGCATTAGCCGCATATTGCTGATTTGCAAATGGATAAGTTGCGATTTCATTTTCTACCAAGGAGCCGCCGGGTAATGGCCTGAAATGACCAAAAAAGTCATTTAGGTTTAATGGATTATTCCCGTTCAATAAAGAAAAACCAAAATTGGCGGCTTCAGTAATCGCAATGATTGGTAACAATGTTCCCGGAATATTCGATGCAAGACCACCCGACAGTATGATCGGTGAAATTTCATAACCAAGCTGATAGACCGCTTGACCGATATTTGTAGACATTACGAAACCCCTAGACCTGTGTAGTATCCACCCGCAGCCAACATATTAACCGTTGTGTCCTGTCCGGGTATCTTCGTCGTTGTTACATTCAGTGCAATTTGCGTTGGATTCCAATTAAGCATTCCAGTTTTTTGCGGTGTAGTAGATGATCCAGTTGGTGATGATCCACCCGATTCCGTTGGTACACCAATATATTTTTTGGTTTCATCAGGAAGATAATTTTTCCAATCGCTGCCATGCGCTGCAATGTCTTTGTCGAGATTGCTTTCGCCCCAATTGTAAGCAGCCCATGCCTTCTCAATATCGCCGTTGTAATGCTTTAACAAATATTGCAGATATTTAGACGCACCTTCAGCGGATTGTTTGAAATCCTCAGGATTTTCTACGCCATACTGTGTTGCCGTTTCCGGCATAAATTGAAATGGACCTTTTGCGCCTTTTGGTGATGGTTTAGAAATCAGTTTTCTATTGCTTTCCTTTTGCCAAATATAATCAAGCGAACCGCTAGGAAGCCCACGTTTGCGCTCCAATTCTTTGATATACATCGAATCAAGCCAAGAGGGTTTCGCAGCTGCCTCTTGTTCGGCTGGTCCACCCGGAGCGTAATATGCGCGGTTTTCCTCAGTCGCTGTTTTGCTTGGCATAAATTTGCCAACAAAATCAACAAAATCGCCAAGCATATCCGCCAATGATGCAAGTTTTTGGAAAAACTTATCAATGTCTTTTTGAAATTGATCGCTTCCCAAGTATTTAGCAAATTCCTCTATTTTCTTTCCAAACGTATCAATCCATTTTGGAAGATCGGGGTTTTTCAAAAATGACGCAACCACCGACGAAAAGCTGTCAGCCAAATGTCCTAATGGTTCAGCAAGCGGAGCCAATCCATTAATGAAAGTGGTTTTGATTTTTTCGCCAGCTTCATTAATCGTGACGCTGAATTCTTGCCATTTTTTAAGAGTTTCATCGATAACGTCAAAGGATTTCAAATCTCGCTGATATTTTTCTTCAGCGTCCTTTTGTTCCTTTTCCGTAATCTGAGCCATGCGCCGGGCAGTTTCAACCGTAATGCCCAACACATCCAAGCCTTGAGCTTGCAATCGTTGCTGTGCGGTAGCAGCTGGTCCTTGTTTGTAAACTTCACCCGCGCGACGCAATAGTTGTGGCAATAGTTCAGCTGCGCTTTGATTTGGATTCAGCCGGTTTGCACCGAATGCCCATTGTTTTGTAACGTCTGTTTGAGCAGCTGACAATGATCCAAGCAAAGGATCAACATCGGCATAGCGACCATAACCGACGCGAGCTGCGCGAAGTTCGGCGGATGACACGCCTAAACCTTGTGACTGACGGCGCAAATCGCCAATATTAGCCGCGAACGATGTCAGGCCAAACAAACCCCCAGCCCCACCCAATAAACCCGCAGCAAGGCCGATTCCTGACCATCGCAAAAGGTTTAAAGTGGTTGATGCTACGCTCTTGCCAATGTTGGCAGTTGTTTTGCCGATATTCTCAAATGTGCGTTGAGTATCTTTGGCAATTTTGTTGATTTTTGATTGTTCGGCTGCGACCTTGGCTTGCGCTGCGTAGATGTTATTCATCGCAGTCGCAGCTTGCATCAAATTTTTGGTGGCAGCGTCAAAACCTTTGGCGCTTTGTTGAGTAGCCGAACCAACCTTACCCCACTGGCCCGGCATCTTCCCAAGTTGTGACTGATATTTTTCAAATAGCGCAGCGAATTCTTTAAACGCTTCGTCGTGGATTTCAATATCAATGACTGATTTTGTTGCCATAGATTGCTCTTAATAAATGCCTTTGACGAAATTCGTGTGCGCTTGACTTGAATTCTATATCAACATCCTCGAAAAACCTTGAAAAACCTTCCCCTGAAACATAATCTAAACAGGCAGCGACGATGTGATCTCCATCTCGCCAGTATTCTCTACCTCTGTCGATGTCTTCAAGGAATTGATGTATTCCGTAGAATCCAATGATGTTGTGTGCGAACCCCATAAGCCGTTGACTGTATCCATGATTCCCTGCACTTGCGCCTTTTTGTTCATCATGGACACGCAAGTAAAAAAAATCAGTTCACCCTGTATCTCCGCGACGGTTTCCTTATCCAATACTTCCTTGTCAATAGCGACCTGAAGTGGAATACTTTGCCATCCCTTTTTACCGGGCATGAATACATTCGACAAACGAATGATTTCATTGACTAAACCATTACCAACACCGCCCGGACCGGACCACAAACCCATGTCTTCAGCGGTTTGCTTTAGCATCAGGTATGCAATTCTAGGCCCAGCAATCGCCCCCAATCCCTGAGAGAAGATTCCGGCAAATGTCTTGGAAATAACCAAGAAATATTGCTCGAAAACATCCCGCGAGATCGGGGTGCTGTGAACGTATATTTGTCCTTTTTCCGATTCAATCGGAATTACCAAGTTCAAAGCTCGATTGATTTTCACTTTTTCCGTCCTAAAAAGTTATCCTACGAAATTAAATCGAAAAGTGAGCTGTTGACGTTGTAGATACCAGCCAAGGTAACAACAAAGCCGGGCTGAACACCATCAAATGTTACATCCCGAACCCCCTTCAGGATGCAATTGACGAGTGCATAGTCACTCAAAGCTGCCGAATCAGTAATGATCGAAATATCGCCAACATTGACGTTGGTTTGAATTTGCGTTTTATACACATCAGCAAGGCTTTGCGATTTCAGCAAGTGCAGTGTCACCGTAGCCATTTGGTATGGTTCGGGTGAAGTTACGCCACCGGTCAAGGTTGGGATAAGCAAACCAGCATCGCCATCAAATGCAATGCTGATTGCTTCCTTTGCCAAGTACGGCGCGGTAATGTTCAAGGTTGCGTTACTCGCAAAGACTACGGAACCCCGTAGCCTATTAAGAGTGCCTTGGTTAATAAGTGGATTTCCAGCCATGATCTATTTTCCTTTATGCGAGAGCGAATGAGCTGACATTCACGTTGAAAATGATCTGAGTGAAGCCGCGAGCAGGTGTGTAAGTGACCGAAAGGCCAGCATATTTACCAATCGCATAATCGCTCGGATTATCGGTCACATAGGTCGTGAAAGGAACCGCTTGAACCGTTACTGGACCCAATACAAGGCCAAATGCAATACCGCTATTCATCGTGCCTTGTGACACTTTTTGCAGCGTATTGATACCGGCTTGGTTGTAGTACAACGGATTAATCGGGTTATTCGAACCGTTAATGATCGCATTCGAAATGCTGATGTTTACGTTGATTTGAACCCAATCCACCGAATACCAGTAAGTGTAGTCGTTGCCATCAGCTGTAACACCCCAAAGAATCAGGGTATTGCTAATGCCGCCTTCCGCACCAGTTCCGATATAGTTACAGTTCGCAGTACGCAGTAATTGCTGCTGCGCTTGAGTGCCGGTGAATGCCGTAACTCCAACCACATAAGAGAACGCCATTGGCGTGACTTTGTTGGTATTGGAAGGGTTGTAATTCATTGCCACCCAAAGCATTGCAGCTGGCGACCATTCGGTGCTTGGAGCTGTAACGTCTTGACACAGTGCAACAATCGATTTCGTACCGGTGAAGGTCGAATAATTGGCAAGCGTCGCTTTAATCCAAAAGTAGACCGAAGCAGTTGTTGCATCCCAAGTGCGAGCAAATGCCAAAAATGTAGAATCATTCGACATTTCCACTGGCAAAGCGTAAGCATAAAATTTATGCAAGTTTGCGTTGATGTAGGTATTCAAAGCAGTAATGCCTTGAGCGCCTGTTCCAACGCCAAGCTCCAACACATAAATCGCATTTGTTTGACCTTGTGCGAAATAAGTGGTTGCCATTGCAGTCAGCTCGGATACATCTTCAAGCGTAACAACGCCTTGTACCGTCACAGAGCCGGGGTTTGATACCAACGGATAAGTAAAGGTATTGGTTCCAGTTGAAGTGGCCTGAACCACGCCGTTGTAACCAGCAGGGGTTACGCCAGCGATTACGACGGGAACGGTATCACTCGTTGGAATACCATGTGCCGTAGCGGTAGTGACCGTTACAGTACCTGTACCCCAAGTCATCGAGCTAATCGTGACCGCACCACTAAGGATGGAAGTTAAATCGGTAAGTTGAGTAAGCAGGGCAGTATTACCCGCCCCGATGGTCGTAGCGCCTTGCGAAACCAAAGCACCTGTCTGCTGTAGCTGACTTGGTGCTGGCGCAATATTTTGCGTTACGTTAACGGTAACGATTTGAGTAGTCATTATTGACCCCTTGATTACGAGTAGCTAACTGCAAGAGTCTGACCAGTACCGGGAACAACGGTGATGCCAGTAGATGTTGGCATATCAACACCATAAATTCCAGCAACATTAGGTATAACGTAAACTTCGTTAGCGGTAGCAGCTGCGCCAGTGGTGATACAGTCATTGACTGATCCGGGTGCGCTACCAGCAACCAATACGCTTACGCGAGCAACGCGACCAGCGACAGGTTTGATGACTGTAGCAGTAGTGATGTTCAGCACTGTTTTTGTACCGTTGCCTGTGATAGCAACATTATTTACTATTGGGAATGACGTAATTGCCATGATGATTTCCTTCTATCTGTGTTTATGTAGGATAAGGTGCAACGGTTACGTTAATAAATGCTGATTCAATCAGCTTCCTTGCAATGTCATTGACTGTCGTTTGATAGTAACTTACATCGAACGTGATAGTCTTTTTCATTGCAATAATGCCAAATTCAGGCTGAGTCATTTTTTCATCCTGAATGATCGGCATATTCTGTACGCCAATATTATCCGTATTTAGTGAATAATCATAGACATATTGAGCGAAATTCAATGCTTCATTGTTGCGAATGCCATAGATCGTAATTTTGACCTTATCATGCGTGAGCTGATTCGGGTTTGAATTACGATCCTGAAGCGGAAATGCTTGTATTGCGTAAGTATCGGACGGATTAATATCCACAGCCGCATACGGTGGCGCAATGTTCTGACCCACCAAATAAGATGGATACATTGGGAAAAATTGATTCAACGACAACCAAATAGGCAAGCTATTCGAAACAATAGGGCTAGTCGTGTCAAAACCTGTCATGGAATCGATTAATTGCGTATCCATGACTGAATAAAGCGCATCGCCTCGATAATGATACAAATCGGCTTGTTTGTAAAAATTATCGCGTCGGCTAAATGCAAACTTGACCCCATCGCTATTGGTCGCAACATAGATCAAATTGGGGTTTATCAAATTGAAATCTTGAATCGGCTGCAATGATGTAAAAATCATATGGTTGTATGCAGTCGTTCTATCTTCAAGCTGGTGCATTTCCGTCGCGTAATGCAATGAGCCTTGAGCCACCAGCTGGCGCGACGGTAAAGTATTTTTGAATTGATCGAATTCTAAGCGGTTAAATTGAGCAGCGTTATACAGGGCCGAATCAGTCAGCAATGCCGCATTTACCCAAAATACATAACCATCAAGCGGCAATATCAATTTCACATATAAGGTGAAATTAATTGTTTGGTTTAGCGATAGCGTATTAACGCCTTCAGCAAGGCCAGCGCCAAGCTGAGTTTTTGCCCCTGCGGTTTCAGCAACGCTTGCCATCAGTCAATCCACGCTTTCAAAGATTTTTCGAGTGTGCCGGAATCAATAAATGATGGACGGCGGGGACCATAACTACGCACTAATTGCTTGCCTTTTTTCCCTACTTTTTTCTTTCGAAGGGTTTTGCCTTCCAAAGCGGCCTGAGTTGGTACGCCCGGAATACCAAGTCTTTCCACCTCTTGTAGAGAAATAAATTCTCGCATTCTTTGGCTGATCTTATCTCCCGCACCAGCAAAAGGATTGCCTGAAAACTCGCCTGTCATCAAATAAGTTTCCATTGCACCTGCAACATCGTTGGCAATAGCGTCCGCCATAAACTGAGCGTTGTTGTCAGCAAAGGCAGAAAATAGGCCGTATTTTTCCTCTAGGATGGTTCCCACCCCGAAAGTCGTGTTGCCCAATGGTTCAGGCACATCGATTACGCCTAAGTGAATTTTCAAGTCAATCCCCACAAAGTGCCGATGGTTTGCATCCATGCCAGTGCTTGGCGACCATAGGGGTCCTTGAGCCGCTGCAAGTCAATCAAGCTCAAATTGCTTAATCCCTTGCCGATGGTCAATGATTCGCTAGTGCTTGAATCAGCTGCGCTGTTAATAACGCCAGCCACAAAAGAGTTAATACCATAGCTTGCCCTTGCAGAAGCGAACCAAGTTTGTCCGGCATAATCTTGTTGAAATTGCAGCAATTGACTACCGCCCCAATTGTAGACAGTCAGGGTGTAAATATCAGGTGATGCAGTGCTGAAATCTAGCGGGACCAAATCTAATGCGATTTGGAACGCATAGGCATAGCCGGGATCGTTATCCGCAAGCGCGATTGTGGGGATTCCCATCACCGCCCTAGACCAAGCGATAAAGCCAGTAAGTGTCGGAGGGCTGGTGATCGGATCGCTCATAATTTCACACTTTTAAGATTTGCGGGGTCTTCCGCGACGGGGGGCTATTCCTTCGCGAACCACTTCAATAGTCTGTTCGAATTTTACGTCAGAATCAGCAGCATTGCGCTTTTCTTCGATAACTTCTACTTCAAGACCGGATTTTTGTTTCAATCCCATTTGCTGTGCGGTATTTGCAAGATGTTGGTCCGCAGCAGCAGCAGTAATTTTGCGAGCCTCAAGCGCACGATCAATCATTTCCTGATCGCGAGCGCTAATTCCAGCTTCGATATTTTCGACAGAAATCGGCTTGTCCATTTGATACGCAATGCCGCTAAAGCCCTTTTTGACTTTTTTAGCATCTTGAAACCCATATGGTTCATGCTGTTTCAGAATGTGATCGATTTCTTCAGGTTGGCCTTCAATGACGATTTGCGAACCAGCGCGAATTTTTTGCATGAAGGGACGGGGATTCTCTAACAGGCCATATGTAAACTGATGGTCTTGTTTAGAGCAATTGGCGATATAGAGTTTCATGGTATTTCCCGAAAGGGTGGGTGACAGATGATGCGGCTTCCTTGTGGGAAACCCTGCCACCCATTGAATCATTCCCCGGCATCACACGGGGTTTGTCAATATACCGTCTTAGTAGGCAGCAGACAGAATAAACAGACCTTCAGGACGAATGCCCCAGCCGGAAGTCGAACGCATCGTGTACAGGGTAGTAATACCGCCGTCAGCGATTGGCGTAGGAATTTCAGTAGGTGCGGAAACGTCAGTCAGCATCAAAGTAGTTGCGGTTTGATTTGGGGTCAAAGTTGCAAATACGTTGGTGTTGATTTGAGCGTTAGCCTTAGGAATCTTCAGTTCAGGAGCAACCAACAAGATAGCGTCAGTGCCACCAGCGCCTTGACCGATGAGGGTGTCGTCAGCTGCAAAGCTAACGTCATCACCACCTGCCCATTGAGCGACGGTTTCAACCAAACCAGCTGCGGTTTCAACACCAGCGCCGATACGTTGGAATTGAGTCAATGACACAACGCCGCTGTACGAAATTTGGCTGATGAAGCGCTGAGGAGCCAAAAACACCAAGCGCAAAGGTTGACCGATTTGCAAGGTGCTGACTTTCAACGTGCCGATCATGTTTAGCAGATACTGAGCAAGCTGGCCCGAATCCCACTTGGAATAACCGACGTTACCATTGGTATCAGCACCAAGGGTAGCAGTGGTTGCACCTGCAGTATTCAACAAGCCTTCGCCGTTGGCGGGGTTGTAACCGTACAGCAGAGCATTACGCAGCTGTTGTGCGATACCTTGGCGAGCAGCAAGACGCATTGCTTG